CTAAATGGTGATAAGCAATATATCCATAAGGGTATCGCAACGCGTAAGTTCAAGAAGGCATTCACACTCGGTGAATATATCGAAGTGAAAGAAGTAGCTCTTGTTGATGGTATTCTCTCTGTATATCTCGAAAAGAATATACCAGAAGAGAAAAGACCAAAGAGCTTCTCTATCAATTCGAAGCCAGAATTCTTGGCAGAGTAAAAAACAAACCCTCGACATGGCGTCGTGATATATGGCGCCATGTCATAATATATAATATAATATGAATAAGAAAACAATCATTAAATACGTCGTAGGTGCAGTAGTACTCTACGCAGCATATCAATTCCTCTTCTGTGGATCTAAGTGTGATGCAGCAGAAGTAGCAAAGACTTGGCAGATCGATGCCGAAGTGGGACAATACGAAAAGCGTATTGACACTGGTCTTTACACAGGAGATGATGCCAACTATTTGAAGTTGGCTACTGACTTGGGAGTCGTTGGTGGACTTTCCCTTGTTGGTGATCTAGAATATGTCGACACTGATGCAACTCAGCTTTATGCAACGGTTGGTACAGTATTGGATACTCCAATCGGAGCACTTGGTGTCTCTGGTCAGTACACAAACATCGAAGGAGATGGTAATCTATTCGAAGTTGGTGCATCTTATGGACTAAATCTCTTTGGTCTCGATGCAGTACTTGGAGTAGTTGCTAGTGACGAAAGCGAATATAGCGCTGAACTTGCTACTGAACTCGATGTGTATGAGAATAGTTTGTTCGTAGTCTCTGTTGGAGGCGCATACGGTCAGACATTCGAAACAGCAGATGATTATGATTATACACTTGGTTATGCTCGTGTTTCAACGACGGGCACACTTGGTTTGTTCGCAACATTTAATTATCTTAATAGTGACTCGGCTGCAGGCACTAATGGAGAGTGGGAATCCACTACTGACATTGGTGTAGCACTCAGCTTCTAATATTAGTCTTTAGGCTAAGTTTCATAGGTCTTTCCCTCTTTCGCCTAAAGTAAAGGGGGTTTTTTTATCTTTACAACTCGTGACTACTCTATATAATTATACACATGATTACAGGATTCTATACTTCAATAGTTCGAAAAGGAAATACAATATTATATCGCGGTTATGACGCAAATGGCAAGAGGGTTCAAGAACGAATAAAGTTCAACCCAACTTATTACTTTCCAGCGAAGAATCCACAAATCGCTAAATTCAAAGGATTGGACGGAGAACCACTCGATGCAATGACATTCCCGTCAATCAAACAGGCCGAGGAGTTTGAGAGCCTTTACAAAGGTGTTGATGAGATGAAGATGTATGGAAATCCACGACATGCACATGCCTTTGTTCAATCTCAGTTTCCAAATGAAATTTCTTTTAGTCGTAATCTTGTCAACATTGGCTCATTCGATATTGAGACTGCGTTTGGGGATGGGTTTCCAAATCCAGAAAATCCAACGAACGAAGTTCTAACAATTGCGTATAAGTCCTCTCGTGAAGATTTCTATCGTGTATGGGGTATGAAACCATACGACGAAGCACAGACTGAACTGAAGCATCTCAATATTCAATACAAGCAATTTGCTAATGAAGAAGCAATGTTGACTGACTTCATTCATTTCTGGTCCGATCCAGAAACTATGCCAGACCTAATCACTGGTTGGAATACTGAGTTCTTCGATGTTCCTTATCTACTTGCTCGTGTCGAACATCTACTTGGTACAAAGATGATGAATATGTTTTCCCCGTGGAAAAGTGTATGGCACAGAGAGGTTAAACACTTTAGTCGTAGTCAACGTGTTACAACGATCGATGGTGTTCCTAATCTCGATTATATGAATCTGTTCATGAAGTTTGCGTACTCTTATGGTAACCAAGAATCTTATCGTCTTGACCATATCGCTAGCGTTGTGCTTGGGGAAAGAAAACTTGATTATTCCGAAGTCGGTTCTCTCCGTACTTTGTATGATGTAGATTTTCAAAAGTATATCGACTATAATATTAAGGACGTTGAACTGATTGAACGACTCGAAGATAAACTTGGATTGATTACCCTAGTCCTAACAACTGCATATATCGGTGGTGTGAATTATACCGACACTCTTGGAGTGACCGCGATATGGGATTCAATCATTTATCGACGACTGATGCGCAAGAGAACAGTGCCGCGGCTTCACCAATTACCAAAAAGCAATTATACGCCTTATGGTGCTAAGGTCGGATCTCTAACATATAATGGTCGACCCGGTGATCGTAATGAATCTAAAGAATCCGCCATTGCTGGTGGTTACGTGAAAGAGGTTAAAGAAGGATTTAGTGAATGGGTAATGTCCTTTGACTTAAACTCTCTTTACCCGAATATCATTATTCAAAACAATATGTCGCCCGAGACACTTGTGGATCATTCATTACTTGAAGATGTATTTCCAAATCGCATTCTTGCTGAAAAGTCATTTCCGTCCGATATTGATTTGTGTCGAGCAGGAAACGGATCGGTCTATCGTAAAGATATCAAAGGCATCGTTCCAGAGTTAGTTGAAGAACTCTATGCCAAGCGGGTTGAGGTGAAGGAACAGATGATTAAGGCGAAGAAAGCATTAGAGAAAGACAAGGACAATCAATCTCTGATTCGTGAAGCCTCTCGTACTGAAACACTCCAATGGGCGGTTAAGATTCTGCTCAACTCTCTTTATGGTGCGATGGCGAATAAGTATTTCAAATACTATGACCCACAAGTTGCAGAAGGTGTTACACTCACGGGCCAGACCGTTATTCAATGGGCTGAGCGCGCAGTGAATAAAAAGATCGCGGAGTTTCTTGGGGAAGATGAAGTCAAAGACCGAGTGATCGCGATCGATACTGACTCTGTTTACATCACCGCAGAAGACATCATTACCAAATACAAGCCAAATGATCCAGTTCATTTCCTTGACGAAATTGGCAACAAAGTAATCGAACCAGCACTTGATAAAGCGTATGACGAATATGCTCGAATCTCTAATGCATATTCGAACCGAATGGTGATGAAACGCGAAGCGATCGCTGATCGTGGTATTTGGACTGCAAAGAAACGTTACATCCTCAATGTTCATAACAATGAAGGTGTTCAATATGCTGAACCGAAGATTAAGATGATGGGCATCGAAGCTATCAAGTCTTCAACACCAGAAGTCTGTCGAGATGCGATGAAAGAGATGTTCAACGTATTGATGACTGGAAGTGAATCAAAGACGCGTGAAGCGATTGCTCAGTTCAAAGACTACTTTTGTAAGCTCCGACCTGAACAGATCGCATTTCCTCGAAGCGTCTCGAGTGTTACACAGTATATGAATAAAGATACTATATACGATAAAGGCACACCTATTAATTCTCGTGCAGCTATTCTATACAATCATTATATAAAGAAACACAAGCTTGACAAGAATTATGAATTGATTGGTAATGGAGAGAAGATCAAGTATCTTTATCTTCGTAAGCCAAACATGCTCGGTGAGAATGTATTTGGCTTCAAAGATGATTCTTGGCCCTCTGAACTAAAGCTTGATAATTATATCGATTTCGATTTGCAGTTTCAGAAAACGTTTATGGAACCAATCGATCTGATTCTATCAAGTTTAGGTTGGACTCAGACCAATGTTCTTTTCGAAGGTGAAAAGGCGGTGAAGAAAAAGATTGTGAAGAAAGAACGATACGAAGAAAACACTGCAACCCTTTTTTGATTGACATATAACCCACTTAATATAGTATATAATAATTATGAGTAGAGATTGGCCACAAGATATAAATGATATGCACACTAAGTATGGTGTGCGAAATGCCGTAAAGGAGTTTGATAGCGAAAAGCTACTAGCGTTTTTACGTTTTAGATTAGACTTCTTACATGAAGAATTAGGTGAAACCGAAAAGGCTGCAGCTGCAAATCACCCTATTGACTCTGAAGAAGTCGTTGATGGTTTAATTGATCTGTGTGTTGTAGCAATTGGTACACTTGATGCGCTTGGCGTAGATCCTTATAAAGCTTGGGATGAAGTACATCGAGCAAATATGAGTAAAGAGGTGGGTGTAAAGGAATCCCGCCCGAATCCATTGGGACTTCCAGATTTGATCAAGCCCGAAGGATGGGAAGCACCAAGTCACGCAAATAATCACGGGTTGCTACAAGATATGTAATGATTAGCTTAACTCTGTTTACCAGCATTTTCGATAACAAGACTCATCGTAAGATGGAGTTTACTTCATTAGAGTCTTTTGAGAAGCTATTGTACGATTTATCGAAGCAACCTGGGTATAAACCTAAGAAAGGGGAAAAGAAGGATGGCTCTCCGTTGATCACTCCATCGAGTTTTCAACAAGGAACAACAAGAGCAAATCGTAATGTGACTCAATGGAATGGATGGGCCGCCCTTGATGTTGATGATTACGACGGTTCATTTGAAGAAACGATTGAGAAGTTCAAGAAGAACTATTTCATTTGTTACTCATCTGCTTCTTCAACAAAAGAGAAACCAAAGTTCCGAGTCATTCTTCCTTTAACCTCTTCAGTTCCTGCTGAGAAGATTCGACACTTCTGGTATGCACTGAATCACGAGTTCGGATCTGTTGGAGATGCACAGACAAAGGATTTGAGTAGAATGTATTATGTTCCTGCTCAGTATCCAAATGCTTATAACTTTATCTTCACTAATAAAGCACCCTTACTTGATCCTGTTGAATTGATGGAAAGACATCCCTTTGTCAATGGATTCAAAAGTACCTTTGAAGATAGAATGCCCGAACACATTCGTGAGAAGATCGCTGAATATCGGAAAGAGCAACTGACTAAAACGGATATTGTTTGGACTAATTATCACGATTGTCCTTTTGTGAATAAACAACTTGTAATCGAATACCGAACCATCACAGATACTGGATGGTATGCTAAGATGTATAAGATAATGACATCGATTGCTATGAGGGCTCTTCGTGCTAAGTATCCAATCACACCAGACGAGATAGCAAGCCTCTGTAAGGAGATTGATGCTGAGACTGGAGGGTGGTATAAGAATCGACCAATGACTCTAGAGGCTGCCCGAGCCATTGATTATTCTATGAAGAATGTGTAAGTGATTGATGCTCAACGGGTTATAAACTTTTGAGTATCCTTGAATCAGATTTCATAAGTCGTTGAGTATCAACGAGATGTTTCTATGTACAAATTGACCGAGATGGGTTATAATATTCATAGAAAGACTGATTATGACTAAAATTAAATTCAATGATACCGTCCTCCTCAACGATGGTCGTAAGACCACGTATAATACCGCGATGATAAACATCGCAACTGGCGAGCGCTGGTTCAAATCGATGGATGTGGTTGCTCGAAGCTTCGTCAAGTTTGCCATCTCTGATGTGAAGGAGGTTCTCTAACCCCTTCATACTCAACGGGTTGGGAGATTTTGACAGAAAGATTTTCAAATTTTGTAACCCCTTGATTATCAACGATTTCCTTCCCTTTACAAAACGACCAAAATAGGATATAATAATATTATGAAAATTGAGAATGACATTAAGAACGGAGTTGAGGCTCTTATTGAAGCCGCTAAGAAATCATACGAAATCTGGTCAAATAGTGGCGACACTGTTCGAAAAGATATGTATGAACGATATTGCGACCGAATCAAATACAAGCCCGGTTCCAAATATATCAAGATTCTTTCTGACGGAGGTGTCCACTCCTTTGTGGTTAATACCGATAATGATAAGAAGTTCAAGCGCGGAGACATCTTGAAAGCTGCCTCTTGGGCGACTCCCGCTCGGAACTTTGCTCGAGGAAATGTTCTCGATGGTTCTCTTGAATGTGTTCGTTGGACTGGAGCTTGCTAATTTATGCCTACCTATATTAAAACTTATGATCTGTCAAAAGAGTGGCCTCCAATCGAAGATATTCAATTCTGTATGAAGAATAACTTCAGCCGAGCATGCGCCGCTGATGGTTTCAATGACGAGAGTGTGATTAAGGATACTCTAGAAGAATGTCTGAAATTAGACTATGGTCATTTGATGATTGCCCACGATGGTAGAAAGTATACTGGTTGGGGATTAGCTTATGATAAATGCCGAAAGGAATTCCAATGCTACGTGATGCCCCGACAACGAAGGAAGGGTATCGGCTCTCGACTTCTGAAGAAAGCGTGTCAGATATATGGTCGTGTAGAAGTTTATTCTCATGGTCTAAGTGTGGATTTTTATAAAGCAAATGGTCTCACACAGGGAGAGGCAATTACAGGTAACCGATTAAAGAAAGTATAATATGAAATTAATTAATGAAATAATCTCTCAACGCTTGGCAGATTCGAAAACTCGTGCAAAAAGTAAAAATATGGATCACAACATTGATTCAAATTTTATCAAAACATTATTGAAGCAATCTGGTCACCGCTGTCCAGTTTTAGGTAAGAAATTTGTTTTCGAAGCAAAGAATCCATTAAATATGTCTATTGATCGTATTGACAATTCTCTCGGATATACACGAAATAATGTTTGGCTTATTTCAACCTGGGCAAACCGAGCTAAGAATACTCTTTCGGAGGAAGTCTTTAAAGAATATTGTAAATGTGTTGTAGAGTCTTAAACCAAATATGGATTCAAATTTGAGAGCTATACTGGGGCTAACGACTAAAGAAAGTATAAATGTTGATTAACGAAAATAATTCTTATGACAAATATATGCGACTAGCTTCGAAGATTGTTCTCACGAAGAAGTTACCATATGAATGGAATGATTTAGATTATGAAGATGATATCAAGCCTTTCATAAAAAAACATCGTTCAGTTATGTTTAAGAATGAGATTGACGAAGATTCATTATGGCTTATTATCATAAGAATCGCAATGGAGATGGAAAATGCAACTAGACTCTAATTTAAGACAGATTTTAGGGTTGGATGATCCACCTATCCGTGAAGTAGTACGAAACAGAAAAGGAGTTATGGTTTATGGTCATAAGACCGCTGGATCAATCCAAGTATTTACGAATGAGAGTTGGCAAAGAAATAAGAAATATTATGTATCAAATGGTCCTCGTAGTGCTGTGAAGAATTTTATGCGTGGTTAAAATAATGATTTACAACTTTATAAAAACAATATATAATAATGCTTATGTTAGTTAATGATATTAGAAATAGGTTTATCGAACTCTATAACAATGAAAAGTTTGTCGTAGATAAAACAGGTGTCAAAACCATTGAGATTGTTGGTGCTGCATTTGAAGCCAATGAACCAACGATCTTTGGAGAAGTAAACGAAGAGTATGTTAATCGAGAAATCGCTTGGTACGAATCCGAGTCCCTCAATGTAAATGACCTTGTTCCAACTCCACAGATTTGGCAACAAATCTCTGACAATGATGGTAAGATTAATTCTAACTATGGTTATCTAGTTTTCAGTTCTGAAAACCATAATCAATATAAACGAGTACGAGAAGAGCTTTCCTTGAATCCAAACTCTCGTCGTGCTGTTATGATCTACCAACGACCCACTATGCATTATGATTATAATGTGAATGGTATGTCTGACTTTATTTGTACAAATGCAGTTCAATATTTGATTCGTAATAATAAGCTTGAAGCCGTTGTACAAATGAGATCAAACGATGTTATCTTTGGTTATCGTAATGATTTCGCGTGGCAGAAGTATGTTCAAGAAAAGTTAGCCCGTGATCTTCAAATCACGGCTGGTACAATCCATTGGAGTGTAGGATCACTTCACGTTTACGAACGCCACTTTAAATTCATTAAAGAAGAAATAGAAAGAAAGGCTAAAATCACTGAAGCAATTGAATTAGCCGATCGTGCCATGGGTAATTATATGCGGACGGTGTCAAATCATTATGAATCTTGATTTTAATATTAACGATATTCAAGACAAAGAATGGTATATAAAAAGAGCTCGAGCTGAAGCTAAGCTGTGTTATGATACGCCATCTACCCGCAGGAACAGAAATTGGGATGACTTATATTCTTCATATCGTCAAGGTCATGCGCCTGAAGTTTATTTAATTGAAAACTTTGGATATAAAGATGATACACGAAAGTTCAAAGATGTCTTTAATCCCAACGGTGAATCAGTTGAAGTGAAGACAACACGTAATAAGTCAAACGTGAAAATCATACTAAATAAATTAGCTAATATCAAAAATGACCCAAAGCAAGCATTCAGAAAAATACCAAATGTTGTTTACATTTGGCTGGTAGATGATATAATATCAAATTATAAGTATTTCGGAAAGTTTGAATGGACACATTCTTTTTACCGTGGTTACTTCAAACAAACATCAAAAACAAGTTTATGAGCAAAGATAAAGAATCAATCAACGTATTACAAGAGTGCGCTGCACTTCAACTAAAAAAGTCTAATGACTATCAGAATCCAAACTCACGGATTCGTCAAGCAGACTATTATCCACGAGGAGTTGCAACCATTCTCGATATTGTTTATGCTAAGGTACTACGGATGCAATCCGTCCTTGAAGCAATGGAACATGATGATGAATATACACAGAACTTTGAATCGCTTGAAGACTCAGCAAAAGATCTAATCAACTATTCTTCGTTTATGGTTGCTTACATGCGAGGAAAGGTTGATGGACAATCGCCCGACCGCGACTTCCTCAATCGCACTGATCCAAAAAAGAATGAGCAATAAGTGGCATAGGAGATATCTCGAGCTCGCTCGTACTATTGCGCATTGGTCAAAAGATCCTTCAACTCAGTGTGGCGCAATCATCGTTGCTGATACTGGTCAAGTATTATCACAAGGATATAATGGCTTCCCCCGAAATATCAGTGATGACGAAGAGTTATATGAAGATCGTGAAAGCAAATATGAGAGAGTCGTTCACGCTGAAATGAATGCTATCTATAATGCTTCACGAACTGGTGTGTCTCTTAATAATGCAACCATCTATGTTCATGGTCTTCCCTGTTGTCACGAATGTGCCAAAGCAATTATTCAAGTGGGGATAAAGGAAGTGGTAACTCACGAATCAAATGATCCACGATGGAATAAGTCTTGCAATCTCGCAAACGATTTTTTTAAAGAAGCTGGAATAAACGTAAAGTATCTAAAATGAGAATAGGTTTTGTTTTTGGAAAGGGTATCGATGGATGTGGTGTCACCCGAGGTGCTTTATTTTTTGAAAAATGGCTATACAATAATGGCCACGATTCTGTAGTGTTTAATTTTATCAATGGTAATCGTTATGGAAGAGCAAAGGATAATAATTTTAAAGGAAAGCTATTTGAAGTAACTGCCTCTGAAAATGATGCTCCCACAGATATCATAAACGAAGCTAATAAATGTGATATTCTTATTTGTCATTCAGCACCAATCCGTAAACAAACTGCATACTGTGACCGTTATAGACGATTCATTGAAAAAATAAATGAACCGATTATCGTTATGCACGATCATGGTATATCAATAAACACAATCAACTCAGTTCCACAAGC